ATTGGAGCCGCCTGAGCTGGAGCTACAGTAAGTACTGTTGCACCCAATACAGAAGCGACTAGAATTGATAGTTTCTTCATATTTGTTTATTTTCCTCTTCAATTGATTTGGTTATATATGTGAGCTTATTTCCCACACAATGATTAATAATACCAAAAATAGGGATTTGAGTCAAATCCTACTCTGGCCATTTCCCGTCAATTACCATCATGGCAATTGCGCTATAGTTCAGATCATCGATAAACGACTCTCTGAGCGTTTCAAACTGAGGCTTACTGTCTTTCTTAACAAAGAATAAGTTTTTAATCCGCTCAAACTTATCATGCTTTCTGACAATAATCCCATTCAATGCCCCTCCTGGGGCAGATGAAATATTCTTTGGGCCGTAATCCCTATGCTTTCTAATAAGCAGGGTATAGGCTTCGTCAAAAATTTTCTTTACTTCTTTTTCAAATTCTACTTCAGTCATTAGATTCTGTCAACATTTCTGCTACGCTATTAAAATGAGTCATAAATCTATTGATAGTAAAACTAACATACTTTTCAGCACGATCTAAGTTTTCTAGCATGACCTCTTGATCTTCTGGATCACTAGAGTTCTCAAAGAACTCTGCTCCAAATTCCGCTACTACTTTCTTAACAATTACTTCTAAGTCGTCGTAATTCATTTTGTGTGTAATACCTCCACTACGTCTATAGGCCCCATACATGAGGTTGAATATTTAGTTGCTGCATCAACAGCTATTCTTACTCTTTTTCTTCCATCCGACCAAGCTTCTGTAGAGTGCAATGAACCGTATGCATACTCTGAACCGCTTCCAACCGATAGATGATTTGTTTCAAATCTTGTCATGGACATTACTCCAGCATCATGTTCGTATATTAAGCCATTTACAACAATGATCATGCCAAAATCTGCTTCTTTATCCTGCATACTGAACACAAAGTGCTCGTCGTAGAATTCTTTAAGTGCTTTAGTAAATTCATTTAGCATGAACTTATCTGTGTCTTTCTTGGGTGCTGGAGGATTAAAGTTATACATAACTTTTTCTCCATCCATGCTTCCGTAGTATCCAAAAAGATACGGGCCACTACGCCAAACTTTTGGATGAGCTAATGGAAGGATAATATTACTATCCGAAGCTCCTCTGTCCCCTGCAATATAAGAACCTTTAGCGTTTACTACAGCAACTATGCAGGTCATTTATTAATCCAATCCACGATTTTTCTAAAATCGCTGTTAATTATTGTCAACTTACCCATTATACTAATAATGAATAAAGTTGTCAATACTGGAAAAGGATCACCCGCCTTATTAATAATCCTGTTAAATAGCTCAAACAATGACCATCCTATTAAGAATAGCCATGAAAAGCCACCTATTAATAGTCCTGTTATATATCCAAACTTTTCATATTTTTTCATATAAGCAACTCACTGGCTACTATTTCTTCACCGATATATTTTTTATTTAAAACATAATCTTTTACTATATCTGATCCACTCTGACGTCCAGCAATTACAATAGCCCATCTAGGCTCGTATCCAGATGAAACACATGTCTCACACAGCATAAGATTAATAGTTGGTATAAGATTTGATTTTACAGCTTTTATTCTATTTCTTGCTATATTACAACTATAGCAAAGGATCTTGTCCATCTACATCTTCCTCAATATGTAAGAAACCTATCTCATCAAGTATAGTAAAATCATTACTATCAAAATAGGTCTGGTATTCTATTCCGTCTTTATTATATTTAATAAGCGAACCATAGGCTCCAAACTGAATAATCACCCCATGACACTGTTCATCATGAAGCCATACAATTTGATACCTTTCGTTACTTTCGTTTACCATCTCCAGGAACTCCTTCGAACTCGCATCTTACACCAAATGACTCTATAACTTTTCTAACCAAAGTTATGTAGTCTGTTATAACAACCCTTTGATTTATATCAAAGGCCATTATATTATCTTCATACATTCTTATAGTTAAAAATTCTGGGTATTCAACAATATCAATTAAGATTCCAGGAAAGGGCTTTTTTACTTGCCTTACCGCACCAGCCATCTGTTTGGTATAAAATACCTTACTTCCAGCCATGTCTTGCTTTCCACTTTTTCCAAAACTCTTGTGTTTTGTGTGCGTTTCTAGTTTTATCTATTTTGCCTAAACTTAAATAAACTCCACCCCACACACCGTATTCGCTATTCTCAACTCCTGCAAGCAGGCAATCTTTAGCGACTGGGCATATCATACACATCTCATCTATATTTTTAGCTAAGACTGTATCGTTTTCATAATCATCAAAAAAGTAATTTGTTTCAATTCCATTGCATGTAGCAACGTCTGTCCAGTTTATATCTTCTTTGTCTACACCTAAAATATCAAGTATTTCTGACATATCGATCTGGTATCTCCCACTTCCCGTCAGATCTTACTTCGAACCTTTCGTGTATGCACCACTGGCCCTTTATTCTAATTCCGTTTTTCTTGTACATTCCGCCACTATCTTTTCTCCAAGAAACAATAGTCCAACCATCCCAATACAGGTTATAGTTTTTCTTAACGGCTTTATGTGCTTGATTATAATCAAGTATCATTTTTATCTTTCTTCTAGATCTTATATTATAGCAATATTAATTTTGTTCGTCAACATCTTTGTCGAACCAGACTGTATCTTCATTTAGATTATCCTCTACGAAAACTCCAGCCCATATATTCTTATTCATTTCTACAATTTTTCTAGACCATGTGAATCCAGCATCTCCACCCCATGCATCCCACATGATTCTTCCATTAGAAGGATTACTAAGATTATTAAAATCTTCGCCCTTTTTATCTACTTCATGTCGTGAGAAAAAAGAATACATCCTTTTAACTACAGATAGAGACATTGCATTTCCAGCAACAATATCACTAGCACGTCCCCAACCTACTGCTGTACCAGCACCAGTAGCTTTTCCATCTTCTTTCCACTTTAATGCACGTCTTGCGGCAATTTTCATCCCCTCAGTAGGAGAATATGTTTTTTCTGCCATTACTTTAACTCCACGTCAATAGTTGTTTTTTCTAATTCTTGTTCTGTCCATAGCCCCACCTTTGAATCTCCGCCGTATGACTTTGCCAGACCCAATCTAATCATCTGATCATTAATGCTTTCTTCTGAGTCAAGGTATATGATTCCAAGATATCTGCCGTACTTGTCTGGCTTTGATACTTCAAGCTTTACTTTCTTTCCTTCAAGCAAAGATATCATATATGCTTTCAATGCTTTACCCAAAGCTGTGTTCTTTTCCGCTGTGTCAATCCCAGCAAGTCTAATACGCTCTTTGTGCCAAACACTGAATCCTAGATCGATAAACACATCAACAGTGTCACCGTCTACAACCTTATCTATTTTTGTAAAATATGTATACATAGCCATTATTTTCTCCTCGACTATATAATTATACCTTACAAGCCTTGCGATCCCAAACGGACTTGAACCGTCGACCTCTACCGTGACAGGGTAGCGCTCTAACCAACTGAGCTATGAGACCTTGGAGCGAGTGACCAGAATCGAACTGGCACCATCTGCTTGGAAGGCAGAAGCACTACCATTATGCAACACTCGCATTGCTGGGGATATAGGACTCGAACCTATGACCTAGAAATTAACAGTTTCCCGCTCTGCCGACTGAGCTAATCCCCATTATTTATCCACCCTTAGAGTACCAACCAGAACCCTTTAGATTAATTCCAAATGAAGAATAAACTCTTTTCATAATGACATTGCATTGTGGGCAAGGGTACTCCTCTTCTGGTGCGGTGATTGCTCTCTCAACCTCATGAATTGTATCAGAGCATTCACATTTATATTCATACTTAGGCATTACTACTCCGTGTGCGTTGGCCAAAAATACGAGCATGTCTCGCAGCATGGATCATTTAGTGGATCATCATATGCTGACTGAAAAATTGCATACTCGTAAGAATCTTTTTTATACAAATTAGCTTGATGTGTGGTATTAATTCTTCTAAGCATTGTCTGATCTTTCATCCAGAATGGTCTATTGTTATGTTCTACACCCTGAAAATAAATATCAATTGTTTGATCGATAGCATCAAGATTATTTTTAAACTTTATACCTCTTGTGTAGCATTCTTTTGCAATAGCATTAAGATAGCTATAAAGAATTAATTCTGATCCAGCCCACATTTTTGTTGCTGGATGATTTCTCCAACCCTTAGACTGTCCAGATAAAGCATTAAGTATTTGTCTGCCTTCTAGCAGTTGCTTATTTAGTCTCTTTGAATCTAATATTACAGCGCACTCATCAAAGTCGCTGTATGGTAAAAATGTTTGCACCGCAGTTCCGTTCTATTAGTTACTTGATTCTGACTTTTTGTTAATTGTATCACGTTTATCGATGGTTGTAAAGGACCATGATTTTAGCTTTTCTTCATTCTTAGTGTAATGGTGTCCGCAGAAATATAATTCTCCAGACAAACCCTTTACATAAACAAATGCTTGTGCTCCGCATGAGTCACACCTATCTTTTGCAGTAAGCTCAATCTCTTCCTGCTGATCTTCCACCAACTCTTTTGTTATTGTCAAGCAAATGCTCCTCTCCAGAACTCGCTCTTTTTCTTTTTCTTCTTTTTGTCATCTTCATCTTCGTCGTCATCCATAGACTTTGCAGTTTCTGGGTCTGGCCTCATTGAAGCTTCTGGCTCTTCCAATCTCATATCAGCAAGAGCAGCCTCTGCTTCTTCTCTATTTAGATAACATAGTACTGTTGTTCCATCTTTTTCTACTAGTGCCACTCCTTCGCACTTTGGATGCACTTCAACAATTTCAAATCTATCGTCCGCAGATTTTTTAGTCTCATTTTTTGGCACACAATTAGGAACTCTTTTGCCATCTTTATTCTTCCAGCCAATTTGCTCATAACCTTCCCAGCAAGGACCTTGTGCCTTTTCTAATTCAGACTCTGGGCAACATTTTGTTATAGAAGAATCCACATCATACTTTTTTACATCTTTAACGTTTGCATATAAAGCTCTCTGGTGTGCTGTAGCCTCTGATCTAGTTTTATGACAACCCTTTAGCTTTCCGTCGTCTCCCACTACTGCATACCCAGGGCATCCAGCGGCCCCTCTTTTAACATTATATGGCATTATATCTCCTTGTGTATAGTTATATTATACGTTATTAGAATAAAGAAGTCAATGCGCCCTCGGCAGGAATCGAACCTGCGACCTGCGGATTAGAAGTCCGTCGCTCTGTCCCCTGAGCTACGAAGGCATAAGCCTATTGTACAAAAATATCTACTTTTTGTCTAGACCTAAGCCAATCAAATGTGGCCATTAATTGCTCACGGGTATTACATGTATCACAGCCATCGTATGAATCATATGGCTCCCAGCCTTCTTTTACATCTTCTTCATCATACAAATACATGTAGCATGCATTTATGTGATCCGTAACAAAATTTTGAAGTTGTTCTGCCTCTTCCGCAGTTAAAGGTAAATTAAACAATTGCTTCCTTTCCATTATAGGCAAGGTATCTAACCTCGTCTACTATTCCATGCTTTATTGCAGTTCTAATCATCTTATCAGAATAGCTATTAGACTTAGGCTTTGAAGAAAAATATACAACGTAATATATGTCAGGTCTCTCTGCCTTTATCAATGCAGCGTTTGCGATAGACTTCTTTACGTTATCTGTTCTTTTAGCGCCAGGACGCTTATGCTCACCATTGTAGCCGCCCTTACACTCAACATATTCTATTCTGTCCGCCACAAAATCTACTTCGCATCCTGTGTTTTCTATTTCTACATCTGTATCTAAATACATAAAACCACGAGACTCAAGATCTAGCCTTACTACTTCTTGATATGCATCTCCAGATATCTTGCTCATTGCTTGAAAATTAATCATCTTCGTGTTTTTCCATATCTACAAAACCGTACTCTTCCATTAAATCTTTTGCTTCTTGGCTCAATTTTATTTGTGCATTAAGCTCTTCGTCATATTCTACAGATACCAGACCCTTTTTGTATAGATCTATCATTGCATCATCGATAGCCTCTGTATGCATTTGCCACAATTCTGGAGCAATCTCTTCAGCTATATCTGTTATCTTGTATATAAATTGTCCATCATCAAGGACTCCGCTTACTTCCACCGCACCTATCTCAATGTAATAGTTCATGAGGTCTTCAAAATCCTCATCACTGAGATCAAAATCTTCGGCCATCGTTTCTCTTTCTATTTGTACTGCCCAGCCCTTTCGGGCTGGGCAGCAGTAACTATTTTCCATCCCAAGGTACCTACAAGCACGTTGGCCAGGACCAAGCTGTGGCTCATCCACAAACTATGGTAATACAATTATACTACTTCTTATTTTTCTTCTCTTGCTTTGCCAAACGCTTTTCTTTAAGAGAGAGTTTTGGCTCCTTCTTTTTATTAGCGTTTCCTTTTTGCTCTTTATTCGCCATCATTACTCCTTTCCAGTGCGGCAAGTAGGACTCGAACCTACGATTACCGAATTATGAGTTCGGGGCTTTAACCAACTAAGCTATTGCCGCTAGTATGTATATTCTAAACTAATGCGGCTTGCTTGTCAATACTTAAGCGTACAGTATCCTGTACAAATTCACTAAAATGTTTTCTTATATTTCCTGGTGGCTCTGTACCAAGTACTTCCCACATCTTTTTATATTCCATTATATTTTCATATGTTGTTGGGCATACAGAAATTCCATTAAATTCAACTAATCTAGTTGGAAGCGGAACATGCTTACCCACACATTTACAAGTTATACTTTGTTTCTTCATAATATAGACATACCTCTTATCGCATCATATAGTTCTTCTGGCATTCTTTTTGGAACCCCATCTTTTGTGGTATGAACATGGGTATTATCATCTACAGTTTCCGCCCACGTATGGACCTCAATAACCCTGTCTCCCTTAGCAGATCTTGAAATGGCATTGTATATAGAGCCACAAACAGCGTCAGCTAAATCCTTTGAACCCTTTCTAGGGTGATCAACTTTATCTCTCATAATTCTTAATTGTAATAATTCATCTATTAATAGTTTAATTTCTGGTCCAGTAATTCTTTCTTCCATAATTCCAAGAGCCATGTCCTCGTAGTGTCTTTTGGCTACTGATAAAATTTCTGTATTAATATTATAATTTTTTATCTGCTGCATCATGTCGTGTGAATTCCATCTGTCAAATGTAACAGCACGAACATTAAATCCTCTGGACCTCAATGAAATAATATAGTCTTTAACTTCTGTAAAATCTACTGACTTATCTGCTGTAGGTGTCCACCATCTAACTGCATCCACAACCACAACTGGAGCAATCTGCTCATAGTCATTAAATGATCTAATCTTTACCCAGTGTGATACATGGCTCATTGCTACAGCACAGTGGTCATGCTTTTGCGCTAAGTCTACGTGGACAAAATAATCTGTTTCTGGATTTGGGGTAAAAAATTCTTCAAATCTTCCCATCTCATCAACGCCATTTTTTCCAATAAAAGCCTTCTCAATCTTTTCACGAGACTTGAAGAATGCGTCTACTGCCTCTGGAGGCATACATGCAAAACGTGCAAGGGCATCTGTTGGGTTTGTGTAAAATGCTACCTTAAAATCCTCTATACTTCTTGTTGGGTTTACTTCCCATGTAGGTCTTCTTAGAGCGTATACTTTTGGATACTTATAGGAAACAATTTTATCCTCTTCCCAATCAATAGAGAACTCGTTCTCACTCTTTCCGTCCTCAATCTCTTCTACCATCTTAAATTTATGTGATCTTATTATAGTTTCTTTTTCCGCTATCACAGCATTATATCTTTGCTGTATATAGTCATTCTTATAACGTGGAAAAGAAAGCAATATAACTTTACCGAAGTCTGGGAAACGAGAGTCAACTGATGCACGATACATGTCGTAGATTGCTCCAGCAGTTTTTGCCTGCTCATGACCAGTTGTATTATCAATGCTGAATCCAGAAATCTCATCAAGAATAACTACAAGGGTGTTGTATCCCTCAAATGCTTCTCTTTCAGAGTGTCCTGAGTGACAGCTTACTCCCTTATCGAATTCGATTACATCTGCTTTTGCAATATATTTTCCAGCAAACCATGGTGATTTATCGACTCTATTTTTTAAGCCTTTAAAGAAAACATTCTTTGCTTGTTGAGAGTTAATAGCAATATTAATAATATCAATAGAATCTCCAGGGGGTTTTCCAAAATACTTTGCTGGATCTTTTAGGCATAGCAATAGATAAACAATATAGGCAACCGCAATTGTAGAGCAATAATCTTTTCCAGATCCTTTACCCAGCTGAGCAATTACTTCGTTAACAGTCTCTTTCCATCTAGATATTCCTAGGTCTTCTCCGTAAAGCTTTTCAAGCGTTGACTTTTTGTATATCTGAGAAGACGCTTTAATCAAAGTGTACTGATACTCTGAGAGTGGTGGTAAGCCCAAATACTCTTCTTTAGTAACAAAGTCACGAATATCTACTGGGCGTTCTTCAAACTCTTCTCCGTCCAGAATGTCAATTAGATCATCAAAATCAAACATCTGGTTCGTTTTCTACTATGACTACTTCTTCAACTCTATTTGTAATACTAGATATTCTTCTTGCTACTTCTACCTTACAATGTGAACATTCTGCTGTAACATCACGGAGTATTTTAACAAGAACTTCTTGTTTTCTTTCTGTCTCGGCTAACTGTCCTGCAAGTTCTGCATTGTCAAGCAGCCCTACCTGCTGAAGCATAGCAATTCTTTTAGTTTCAATATCAGCAATAAGTTTTAATGACTGAGCTTTTACATTTAATTGTCCAGCCTGATCAGCATCTTCTACTGTTTTCCAGGCCTCTTTGATAAGCATGGCATAATGTTGGTCTGCGCCAGACACTGCTTCTTTAGCACGTTCTCTAGCTCCAGTATCGTCTCTTACTATTTCACGCCAATTATCAATTAATTCAAGCACGTCCTTGCGTGGTATTGATAATACCTTTGCAATCTGAGTTGGATTATTACCCATTAAATGCTGCTCTACGACAGCATTCATGCGATCAAACTTCTCTGCTAGCTCAACTTCTGACATTATCTACCTCTCAATATTATTATACTTTTGGTCAACTAAAATGTCAAATTCAATTGACTAAAGCATGAGGTGAGTTTTCCTTAACAGTATTATTTGATACTGTTACATACTCTGCATAATCTACTAAATCTGCTAGCCTATTTACACCAGTATATGAACATCCACTTGAAAGTCCGCCCCTAATCTCATCAAACAAATTGTTGACACTACCCTTATACTTTATTTTAGTAGATGCGCCTTCTGATACCGATACTTCTCCACGCCAATTAAGTTGTGCTTCCTTGCTAGCCATACCCCTAAATGATTTATATCCATCTATCATTTCGCCTGGAGCCTCTCCAGTTCCAGCCAAAAATCCTCCTAGCATAACTAAATCTGCACCAGCGGCAAAAGCTTTTACCATGTCGCCTACATTTTTAATTCCGCCATCTGCGATAATTAATGTTTCAACAGATTCTTTTACCTTAATATCGTAGCAATCAATTATTGATTGAAGTGTTGGAACTCCGTGACCAGTAACTAATCTAGTTGTACACACTGATCCTCCACCAATTCCAACACGAACTGCATGCGCCCCCATTCTTGCAAGGTGCAGGTAACCCTCTGCTGTAGCTACATTTCCAGCCATAACTTTTATTTCTGGATACTCCTTAGCAATTCTATTTACAGCTAATCCACATAGCTCGCTGTGACCATTTGCCGTATCAATGCATACCCACTTAATTCCTAATGCAATTACGTCTCTAATAAATACATTATCAAAAGCTTCTACTGATGATATAGCTATTCCAACACCATGCATTCTTTCTGAACCAGCACCTACTATGGCCATGCTAGCCTGGTGTAGCCTTTCTGCGGTATTCATATATCTGTGAATAATTCCGAGGCCGCCTTCTTTTGCAATGTTTGCAGCCATTTCCCATTCTGTTACAGTATCCATTGGTGCAGAAACTATTGGAAAAGAAAAATCATTCATTAAAAGTTTAACTTCTTTTCTGCTTTTTATATTTGAATGTTGTGGGACAAGTAGAACATCGTCGAACGAAATAGCCATGTCCTTATTAAATTTAATCATTATAACCTATCTGTTTTTATTTCTAATCACTAGCATCAGATCATTTTCTTTTTCTTCTAACAACTCTGACACAGAACATAAATTTTCTTCTCCGTTGAAGTCTACTCTTTTTACATCAAAATCTTTAAATATATTATTGGCAAACTCTACTGGGCTTATATATCTTTTATAATTCCACTCCAAAAGTATGACGGTCTTTGCACTATCCTTTATAAAGTTTTGCATGCCCGCCCATATTTTTTCTTCTCCGCCTTCGGCATCAATCTTAATGAAGTCATACTGTTTATCAGATAAAGAGTCTAGGGTTATTGTATCAACCTCGTACTCTATATATTCATTTATTGGTGTATACGGTCTATATGCGCTGTTTTCTATTGCTGCATTCATTCCGTGTCCAACTGGTACAACAAAGTTTGCCTTACCAATATTGTCGGATATTGCAACGTTTTGAATACTAACTAAATTGCTAAGACTACTTAGCTCACAAGATTTAGATATTAAATAACACAATCTTGGCTGAGGTTCATAAGAATCAACACTACATCCTATGGATGCTAACATCAAGCTATAGTATCCATGGTTTGCCCCTATGTCTGCAACTTTTGATCCTGGATCAACATTTTTTGATATCCAATATGTTATCCAGGACTCCCAGTAGCCGTCAGACTTAGCATGCTTTGTATATCCTAGATCTGACTTATCAGCACATATCTTATATGAAGATAGGGTATTGCATATGTAGAATTCTTCTGTCTCTTCAAATCCAGCCCCGTCAAGACCAATACTTTCAACATGTTTTCTGTTATCAAACTTCACTTTGTCCACTTTCTTTGATTTTTAATTAATCCAAACTGCTCTAGGTATCTCTGAATTGTCATGTGTGAAACTCCACATTCATCAGCTATCTCTTTAATAGTTTTCTTTTGAACAACATATCTTCTATGAAGAAACTCTTTGCTTTGATACAATTTCATCTGTCTGTCAACTTTTCATATGCATAATGAGATATAGCAATTGAATCTGCTACATCATAATCATCTATAGCAATGCCCCACTTATCGTTAATAAAATCACAGGTACGCTGTTTTCTAGCCTCACGCAATTGAGTTCTGTACCAAGAATCTTTACGACCTGGATTTTTAGAATAGAAATCATCTTTCTCCATCTTGCTCATATTTTTATTTCCAATATAATTTTGCCAACTACTTGGAGCAACTGTAACTACTTTGGCGCCAAACTCCATTAGCTCTGCGATTACAACTCCGTAGACATATGATAATTTAATTACTGCATCTGGAGATCTTACTAAGATTGCACCCTCAACAGCAATATAATCTGCATTCAATTCTTTTTTAAAAGCACGAATCTTATTCTTTGCGTCGTATATCTTTTCGTAGATATCTTGACCATTAAGCTCTATTTTTCCGTACCTAACTGGAATACCATTATCCATTACGCAAAATGCAACTGAGTTGGTAGAGGCATCTATTCCAACAACCCTTGATGTTTTAGTCTTTCGTAGTGCCGCTAGCGACATTTAACATCTCCAATAGGTTTTTTTTCTTATCAGACTTAGACTTTGCCTCACAGACATTACACATTATTCCATAGTTATATCTACTTAGCTTCATCTTACACTTATTGCAGAATCTTGCCGATCCACTTTTTATTGCCTTCTTCTCGTAGTATTTCTCCATGATTCTTTTATTGGTTGCAATTCTGCAACATTCATCTGAGCAATACTTTTGGTTATGAGTTTTTTGTTCAAACTCAATAGCACATTCTTCTCTAGCACATATCACTTAGGAAGATCCAACTTTTCAATTTTATGTACACCAATTTCACTTGACCAACATTCTTTTCTTACTGGACAATACTTACATACAGTACTAGATTTAGTAAATGGTCTTTCTGGGAGAAGATCATCTTTCCAATTTTTGTGAACTAATCTCATCCATTCAACTATGCGCTCTATTAACTCACGGTTTCTATCATTCATTGCAATAGGCATGATTAATATTTGATTGTCATTTTTATTTTCGTACATGACAAAACCTTCGTCTATCTTTTCAACCCACATATACAAAAGTAGCTGTACAAGGTGTGAGATAGAAGGAGACATTTGTGCTTGACGTGTATGGAATATTTCGTCCTTGACTGTCTTTAATTCTCCGATAACGTCTTTTCCGTTCCAGTCAAGGATAATGTCCGCAAATCCACGAACTGGTGGATCGTTACATAAAATTTCTCTTTCTATCTCTTTAAGAACGTGAGTAGACTGAAGTAAAGTTTGAATTCTATCGTGAGCCTGCTTACCATTTTCCATGTTAGCAATAGCCATTGCATCAAAATTATCTTCAAAATCTGCACCGTTGAATGCTATAAACCAGTATCTAGGGCATGTTCCATACCCATAACCCACTGTGCTTGGAGAGAATGTGTGCTTCTTTGCCCACCTATCTGTGTTTCTTCCAGCAGTATAAGCTTCATCAATCATCTTTCCAAAGACTTCTGGATCAAAGTTTCCGCTTATCTTTTTAAATTTTAAGTTTGTTACTAAATCTCTACCCATTTTACATATTTCTCGCTGCATACTTTAGTGCATCAACTAATCTATCAATAGCAGAACTAGCAGTATAATAAATATTCTTTTTATTATTATTTGGTGTGCCAGTCTTATCCTTAGCGATAGTTGTGTAATAAGATGCTAATACAGCGAATTTAGCACTTAAAGCCTGCAATTCAATAATAATCATTGGAGCTTTTGCAGATGGTACATCTGGATTCATTAAAAGCTTTACTACCATAGCAAGCGCTTTATCCAGCTGTTCGTCATTCATGTACTCATGAAGATCGTTAAATTCTGTTACCCTACTAATTAATTCTAATGTACTTTCAGACATTTTTTTCTTTAATCTTTCTATCCCACTTGTCCATAAGAAGCCCAACACCATAACCAACAACAAAGCCTAACATTAGTCCAAATAAAAAGGATGTCACTTTGATACTTCTTTCTTCTTGTGCTTAACCTCATAAGGTGCAACCTTAGATTTAATTCTTCCGTCCTTGTAAAGTCTTACAATCCATCCATCTTTAATCTGAACAGGATTAAAGGGATGCTTAGATCTAGTTCCCCTGACTGCCATTATTTTCCTCCCAAAATGTTATTAGCTCTTCTAATATTGCCCACTCAATAATTCCAAGACGAACTTTAGAATCTGTTCCAAGTATTATCTTGAGTGCTGGGTGCATACTTCTACTTACTTTAAATGTATCTGTGCATATCTTTGCCCAGTTTTCTTGATTAAGAGTAAATGACTTAGATGCTTCTTTGTAATCTACTACAAACTGATTCCACTTAGCATCACCCTTTTGGTATTGTCCTCTACCGCTATTCTTTTGAGCCTTAGCTCCATCTCTTTTTACTTCACCACGTTCTGACATTAGCCAAGTTCTACTTTCGAAACATGTCCTTCTGGGCATACCCAAGTGATATAGTACTCAGAACGATTATATTCTGCCTCATCTACTATTTTATTGCATGTCTGGCAACTAAAAGCGCCACCCATCTCTATTGAATCTTCTGTGACTACTGTCTTCTTAGGCTTCTTGCCAATTAGATCTTCAATTTTTGCCATAAATCTTATTCTTTAATTTCTCTACCATTTCAGGATTTTCTCTTAGCCAAGCCACAGCCTTTGCTCTACCTTGGAATCTTTCTCCTTCTATAGTATACCATGCTCCGCCTTTTTCAATTGCTCCATGTTGTTCAGCAACATCTAAAACTTCTCCAACAGAATCCACCCCTACATACTCACCTTGGTAGTAGAAGTCATATTGTCCTGATAGGTTTGGTGGGCCAAGTTTGTTGTAATCAATAATCCAATTAACTGGTCGTCCGACTCTCTGTTCAATAATCTTATCGCCAACCTTGATACCAGCCTTAATAGCATTAGCTTCAGCTTCGGAAGACCAGAGCTTGATGACTGTTGAAGAGAAGAATTTAACTGCCATTCCTCCTGTTGGAATGTGCGAAGCATGCATAGATCCAAACTGATTTCTCTGCTGTGAGATAAGAACAAGTAGTGTGTTTTTGTTTGCATAGTTTAACATTTTGACTGCGTGGGTCATATCCTTTGCTTCTGCGCCGATTTGTTTTGTATCCTCAAGCTTTTTTAGCTCTGTGCTATCTTTTTCAAAGTAGATAGCTGGAAGAAGAGCTGAAATTGAATCTACAACTATCATGTCTACGCCAGCTTCCATCAATTGCTGTGCTACGTCTACCATGTCATTAACTGTTTTGGCAGAAGAATAAATAAGTTTGCTTGAGTCTACCCCTAGTCTTTCTGCCCATTCTTGAGAGTAGGATTGCTCTGCATCAATCCATGCACATACTTTTCCGTCTTTTTGTGCCTCTGCAATCATTTGAAGGCAAAAAGACGACTTTCCTGCAGACTTATTTCCCCATACTAGAATTTGACGTCCATACCCAAGACCGCCCTTGAGTGCCATATTAAGGCCTATGCTAGGTGTTTGTTGCTTTAGTGTTTCTACTTCTACGGCTGACTGTACTCTTGCTCGTGTTTTTGGATCTAGCAGTGCTAGAATTTCTGATATTTCTGTCATAAAAATCTTTCTCTAGTATTTCGCCAATGCGTTTTATATCTTTATCTCTTGAAGACAATATCTTTTTTATAATCTTTAAAAGAAGCTCATCTTCTGTGCCTTTTATTACTATAAGTATCTCATTGTTGGGACCAAATAGTAGGTAGGCGTCGTCATTCATTAAAACTTATTACCATGCAATCTGGGACGAGACTGATTCTTTATAATCTTTTCGTCTAATACTTCTTCTAATGAGTGTGTAACCATCCCATTATTCATCATTGCTGCATAAACATCTAATGTTCTGATAATAATATCAGCAATTTCTTCTACAGTTTCTAGTGACCCCTTGTCTTTTCTAATGGCCTCTAAAACCTCTGTTACTTCTGAATGAACTAATGCCAGCTTATTACCTACTTTATCATAAGTAAAGTCGCCGTCCCAAAATCCTTTTTCTATTGCTGTTTCGTGCAAAACTGCTGCAAGTGCATCGATTCCATAATCATTAATTATGTTATCCATTATTATTTTCTAGCTCCGCTTCTCTGGCTTCATCTTTGCCAATGTTTACAATTCTTACTACAAACTGTTTAATATCTTCATTATACTCTAATATTAGCTGTCTGTCTATTTGAATATTAGAGAATAAGGCTTCTGCATCAATATTAGCAGATCCTCCCATTGAGTCTAATAGTGCTGCTAGAACATTAGCTAAATCTAACTTTCCTTCTAGAGCTTTGTAATCTATATCGTTTTCTTTTGGATCAATCATTTTATACTCCTTAGTGAATATGTTCCATCTTCTGTATTACCTACTTCTGGTATGTATACCATTCCGTCCTTAATTCTTCCCTTTAGCTTATCATAAACTTGAGGAAACACAATTGCACGGATTAACTCTTTATTACTGTTGGTCATAATTAAGTGACCCATAGACTTGCCCTGCTTAGTTCTATATGGCAAAAGGCTTACTGTCATTCTCATAGATTCTGGAACATTGACTTTTGTTGAATGCAAATACTGGACGAATGTGTCGTTAATATTATTAGCAACATCATCAATAGTTACATATCTATGAATTCTATTATCTCCAATTAAAAAGAAGTACATATTTCCTACTTCTATCTGTGTCTGTTCAGTGTGGAATACTCCTATTGTACCAGTCTCATCTACCATCTCAATTCTTGACCAGCCAGTACCCTTTTTAATTCCTTTAACCATTGCAAGAATAACAAATGTTCCTCTTTCATCAAAGTCCTCAATGAAATTAACCTGAGCTTTGATGTTAGGAGGAACTCTTCCAAGATCGAACTTTGGTACGCTTAAGTACTCATAAAGATTTTCCATCTCTTTTCCAGTTCTTGGATTATCTTCAAAAGCTGCTGCACCGATAGCATTTAGTGCAGTAAGTGCACGAGAGTTAATTCCGCTTCCTTTTACTGCTGCTGCATCTTCTAAGTGCTTATAGCTTTTAAATGGACCAGCAGTAATTATCTTCTTACCAATATTATCAGAGATATACTTGATATTAGATAGCCCAAATCTAATTGAATCTTTTTGGATTTTAAAATCTAAATCTGATTCATTTACGTGAGGAAGCAATACTTTAATGCCAAGTCTTTTTGCTTCAATCAAATATTCTGTACGAGCATCTTTATTTTGCTCATTCTTTAAGATTGCAAAAATGAACTCTAGTGGGTAATAATGCTTAAGCCAAGCAGTCCAATAAGATAGGAGAGAGTAAGCAATAGCGTGAGAGCGATTAAACGAATAGCCAGAATGCGCTTCAAAGTCATGCCATAGAGCTTCTGCTGTTTCTCTTGGTACGTGTACAGATGCACCCTGAACAAATTTATCTCTAAACTCGTCAAACTCCTTAGCATCTTTCTTCTTGCCAATGATCTTTCTAACCTTATCTGCTTCCGACATGGACATTCCGCCAAGGTATACGCATGCTTGCATAACTTGTTCTTGGTAAATGATAACACCATAAGTCCTTTCTGTAAATTCTTTTAGTATTGAATGTGGATATACAATTGCTTCATCGCCTTTTTTACGAGCAATGTAAGCATGTCCAACCGTATTCATTGCACCTGGTCTAACAAGTGCGTTCGATGCAGCTAAATCTTCAAATGTACTAACACCCATCTTAATTAATAGGTTTGTATATGGGGTTGCTTCTGCCTGGAATACGCCTTTAGTATATCCGTTTGACAAATCTTCATAAACTGCAGGATCATCTAACTCTAATTTATTTAGGTTAATCTCCTTGCCATATCTTTCAGAAATCATCTTCAAAGTATCTGATATAACTGACAATGTTTTTAATCCTAAAGCGTCAATTTTAATTAAGCCAATATCTGCAACCGTATCCATGTCATACGCCACCACTGGAACTCTACCACTGACCTCATTGTCTGCATCAGCTCTAGTTTCAATTGGAGCAAACTTTACTAGGTCATCTTTTGCAACAACCATACCAGCAGCATGCATTCCAACGCTTCTAATCTTTCCACGTAAGTCTCTTGCTAGGTTTGTTACCTCTGGATATTTTTCTCTAAACCAAAATGAGTTGGGGCTAGTTTCATACTCTTCAAATGTGTCGATCTGTTTCATGGCTTTATTTACTTCTGATAGTGGCACACCAAATACACGTGCTGCGTCTCTTACGACACCCTTATCCTTGAAGTAAGTAAATGTTGAAATTGATGCTACGTTCTTAAACTTCTTACGTAGATACTCTTTAACTTCTTTTCTTCTGCGATCTTCGAAATCGGTATCGATATCTGGAAAGTCATTACGTTCTGGATTGATAAATCTAAAAAACAAAAGGTCAAACTTAATTGGGTCTACGCTTGTAATATCTAATGCATAACATACCAACGAACCAGCTGCAGAACCACGTCCAGGTCCAACCATAACATCGTTCTTGTTTGCCCAAGTAATCATGTCTGCTACAACCAAGAAATAGGACGAAAAGTTTTTACTTTGGATTACGGAAAGCTCTTCATTAACACGATCAATATATCTGCTATCACCCATCAACCCCTTCTTTTCAAGACCAGCGAAGACAAGCCTTACAAGCTCTTCGTGTGCATCTTTCTTTGGAACTGGCAAAAGGTCAAGATTTTTTCTAAATTCGTATGATCCAATTTTCTTTTCGATCTCATAAGAATTTGAATAAATGTCTTTTCTTGTTATTCCTTGAGAACCCATATGCTCTTCTAGTTCTTCCTTAGAAGTTATATAAACATCGATATCTTGAAATGAAATTCTTCTGTCTGGATAAAGATAATTAAATCTTTCAAAAACATCTGTCATTTTTCTTGACTTTTCAAAATCTGCTTCACGATTAATCTTTGG